GTACGACCCCCAGTGCCAGCCCCCGTATCGCCTGTGAAATCTACGGCGGCAAGTTGGGTAGTAAGATCGGCGACAGTATCAGCAACATTTCGAATACTATTCGCACCCTGTGAAAACTTTTTGAATGTCTCATCGCTAATCATTCCGAGATCATTCATAAATAGCGCTGTCAATCTTATCTGTTCGATAATAGTACCGAAAACAGTATTTACAAACGACGCAAAGCCCGGCAAAGCCTGTTGAAAAAACTCTAAAATGTCATTTCCTGCGACCTTTAACGCGCTCCCTAATTGCTTGAATTGCTCTTCATTTGCTGCAATAAAATCTTGCAATGTTACAACAATCTTGATCGCCTGCAACAGTTTATCATTGAAGAAATCAACACCGCCCACAGCATTAACAAAACGTTGCTGCAATCCTTTTGTAACAAGACTCAAAAAGGCAAGTTGCTCTTGAAAGCGTGCGGCCGCTGCGCTTGCCTCTGGTCCCGTCTCAACTCCGAACCGCTCTGTAATTGATAAAAAGTTTTCGAATTCCGACGTTGCGCCAAACGCTTGCAAGAATTGCCCAGCCTGTCGCCCGAGCAACAAAAATCCTTCGGTGGCTCTCTCTGTTGGATCTTCGATGCTTTGCAGTGCTCTTGTAACGTCAATGAGTACAGTATCCGCGCTTTTGATATTGCCCTCTGCATCTGTGAGACTGATACCTAGACGGGCGGCGGATTCACTTGCACGGCTAGCCCCTGAAGCGAGATCAGCGAATAGACGGGGAAAACGTCCAATAAATGCGGAGGCGGCTTGCGCTGATTGTCCCGACCCCTCAAACGCTGTGATCACTGCCTGTATGCTTCCGGCCGTCAAACCTGATTGAGCACTGAGATCATTTAACTCGTTCACATTGTCGACAACTTGACGCGTAAAAGCAAAGGCGGCTTTTTGTGCGTCGATGTACGCCGATCCAAGTGCGCCAACGGTGGCGATTGTGCCAACTGCAACGGTTGCAATTCCAGCCAGTGCGCCAGCCGCCGCAGCCCCTGCAACCTTCAGCCCCTGCAATCCTTTGCTCGTCTTCTTGCTTGATTTCTCTGTCTCGCCGAGATCCTTGCTGGCGTCTTTTGATTCATTGCCCAGTTTATCAAGGCTCTTTGTCAGGTCGTCAGCCTCTTTTGCTGTGCTATCTAGTGCCTTCTGTGCGCCCTTTGAATCTACTCTTAACACATATTGTACAACTGTATCAGCCATGTTTTGATCCTCTTGTATGCGCCTATCATACCCGATTTTATCAAGAGTAGCACAGAAGAGATTTTCAACCTATTATATCGATTAAGTCAGTCAGTGAGACAGTCGGCTGTACGCCGGTCTTTTTGTATCGCTTCAATAGGCGATTCATGCGAGCGCCCCTGTGCTTGATACACTTCAAGCAGATCATCAAATCGAACCAATCAAGTTTTGCAATCTCACTGGGTAACGTGCCATACATGCGCGCAATGATGTCTATGATGTGAAAGTATTCCTCACTATCCGCGAAAGGTTTGCAGCCGTTTGACTGCCTCTCCTTGTCCTTTGAGTGCCTTGTCTAGGATTGCCGCCCGATCGTCTTTTGACAGCATCCCGATCCAAAGCATATTGCGCTCCGCGTTTTGTTCTTGCTGTGTCAACACAATCTGTATACGCTCCCACTGTTGATCGTCGCCGGCTCTTTTTGCTTGTGAGATACAAGAGGCGATAATGTGATCTTGGCTCTGTGCAATCTTTTCCATTTGCTCAGGTCGGATTTTGGATAGCATCTGATAAGCCTGATCAAGTGTCTCCTCGTTTGGATCGTCTTGCAGTGCTTCGCTCATCTTTTGAAAGCGCCCGATCTCGCCAGTGCTGGCCAATGCCTGAAGCAAAAGGGAGTTTGCAAGGCTGGCTTTCTCAATCTCTGCCGGTGACAATATGCGCCCCTTGATCAGCAACTGCCCCGCAAATATCTCGAGTTCAAACTGACTTACTGACTGTACTTCTTGTAAAAAATCTTTCAACATAGGATCTCCGTTGTGTGTTGATTCTCTCGATAGTTTAACGGATTGGGGATCATTCATCCCATATTAATTACATTTTTTTTGTATTATTTTATATAAATATGTTGACATATCAAAAGTAATCCTATAACTTAAGAATGTACACAACGTACAAACAACAAACAACAACGGAGCACAAAATGTATGAAGTAGGGCAACAATTCGAAGCACAAACTAAACGAGCAACAACTGGTGAGGATTTTACATTCATTGTGATTTTAATCAATATATCTAATGATAACATTTTGACTTTGAAATCAGTAAAAACCCATTTCAACGGTTCGTTAAATCAACTTCATAATGGTGGTGGTAGTTACGATTATATTACTGGTAAAGTAAAAATCCACGATGATGGTTCGATGGAATTAGTTAAAAACTGGCAATATGAATATGATTTATCCGTATAGCATAACCAACGACAAACAACACAACAACAACGGAAAGACAATGATTACAGAGATTGAAAAACTACTAAAAGCAAAAGAGATTGAATTAAATATTGTGCAAGAGCAATGCAAATCACTAATGGCAGCACTAGCCAAAGCCGCAGAATCAGCACCAAAATCCAACTACTTTTGGACGGCGTATTCTGCTCTAAAGGAATGGCAAGACGTCGCTAGATCAGAATATAAAGAATTAAAATCATTGCTCGAAAAAGCAAAGGATGTTCAAGCAAAATTAGATCAAAATACAAAATAATCAATCAACTCGGGCGGCTACGGCTGCCCACTTACAACAACGGAGCACGACATGACTTTAATTGATTATTATATGGCAGGATATGAGCAAGCATCAAAAGGCGGAAGCCCAGATGCAATTGTATTCAAAACGTACATGAGTGACAGACAAGAAAAAGAATACATGAGAGGGTATCAGGATTGTCAAAACGAATCACATTCTGAATACATTGAAGTATCAAGAGAATTACATGAATCTATCGGAAAATGGAGCACGACATGAACAGACAACAAGCAAAGCAACTCGGACAGGCGATTGGATTTACAATGTGTGGATTAATCACATACATGATCGGATGGTCACTGCTGCGAGCACTGGCAAGCACAGCACTCTAAAACAAAAGACCGCCGCCCAACAACAACGGAAAGGGGCGGCGGTCAAAATGTCAAGATACATAAGGAGTCTAACAGGCTCCTTTTCTTGTGTCAAGCGTTAAGGAGTATCACCGTACAATCCATTTGCAGAGGCGTTCTTGATCTCGATAGTCAAGCCGGCGTTTGTAGCGTTTGCCGTGCCTCTAAATGTGAATGTGCGCTCTACACGACCAAATGCTGTGATGTTGTCGTTGTAATCTTCAATAGTAGCGTTTGAGAGTGTCATTTTGAAATGATGTGAACTTAATGCGGTGCGTGTAAACTGCAAAGATACATCGTCAGTAGTACCGGCAAGAGAGGCGTTGTACAGCGTGTTATCAGTTACATCACACGTTACCGACATAGTAACCTCTCGCAGGTCGGAAAATACTGGCTCGCCTGTCAGTTTGGAGCCGAGCAAGTTGCGGCGATCGATCGCGTTTGAAAGTGTCAGTTCAAAAGATCGAATATCTAATGATGTTGGAGAGAATGAAGATCCAAGACTTAAAGATCCGGCCTCAAAATGCAATACCTCGTCATGCGCTGGAAAGTCGCTTGTGATGTTTGCGGCTCGCGTGTCTGCATCTTTGCCGATCAAATCAAAAGATATTGTCATTTCTGATCCGGCTTCAGCGCTGATCGTCATGGTATTGACCTTCATACCGAGAAAATCTTCTCTACTGTCTGCAAGGTTTGTACCGCGTTGAAATTGGATTGTCAGTGATGGAAGTGTTGACGCCGGTGTGTATGTGTGTACATATGGACCCGATCCAGTGCTTGCAAGTGTTCCAAGTGCCGCTTTGATCAATACGCCGATCCCGTCATAGTATGCAGGCACTTCGATCGATCCCCCTGCGTTTCTGAAGCCTTCAAATGTGCCGGACTGCATCCCGCTAGTAGGAACTGATAAATGCGTTGTGCGCTCTCTTTCCTGTACGATTTGAAGAGTGCTGCTGATCATTCTGATGTCTTGTGTTGTAGTTGCCTGCTCGGTTCCCCATGTGGACTCCTCTCCAACTCTCAAGAATGAATTTTGTGCGAATAAAATAGACATGTGTAACTCCTAAGGTAATAAATTCTTTACTCGTAAAATAGCACGTATTTGGTACAACTGTCCGAGTGTTGTTGAGACTTCGATTGCGATCGCGTAGTCTGTGCCGTTGTCGCCCGCTTTGTATGTCGCCCTCACAAATCCATTGCCGAATCTTGTAGAGGCTTCGTCGTAGCGCGCAGAGGCATCCGCACCGCTTGAATCAAAAGACTTCACCTGTACATAATCAATCCCCTCTTCGTCGTTGCGTTCGTTGTACGGGCTGATCCGTTTTGCAAATCCTGAATTCACGATGAAATAAACATGGATCTCGTCAGTCGATGCTTTTACAAAAGACTGTATCGGGCTGTCTAAGGCGCTTTGGCTGGCTGGCTGGCTGACTACTCTAGAATGTGGGGCTGATAACATTATGTGTCCAGTTTTGGCGCTGGAAATCGTTACGCTGGTGCTGTGATCCGTTGTCTCGTTTGGCTCAAAGAAATACACGTATGCGACTGCAAAAGAATCGTCGTTCTTGATCTGCAGGCCGTCGATCTGTAGTGTCAATGTTCTTGTGCTGTAGTTCGCGCCGGCTTTACGTGCAAAGTTTGCCTTGTTGCCTTCTGAATCTGTCACGACTACATCATTGAAATCTGATCGGATATTGTCCCAGAAATCATCCCAATCGGACGGAACTAAAAACTCAACGTCGATCGTTGCTGTCGTACCGGATCCGCCTGTCGCGTCAATGGCTACAATTTGCCGCCTTCTGTAATCTGCATCAAACCAAGTCATATTTAGATCCCCGTTCTACTCTGAAAAGTTACAGTCACCTCAATATAACCGATTGCAATGCCATCCAATCCAAATCTATCGCCCTCGATTGCCGTAAAATTACAGATCACATTGTCGATCGTTCTTGTGGTGTCTGGATTCGCCAGGCCTAAAAAGCGATCGGCTGTGATTGCTTTGATGATGTCGCTCGTTAGATTCAGTACATTTTTGGATCTGTCTGCCAGATTTGAGCCGCCACAGAAACAATAGATTTCGTATCTGGCCGACATGCGATACGAGGCTAGATTTAATCCCTGCTCTGTTGTAAAAT